GGTGAGTGATGATTAATTCCTAAACGAGAAAAGTTAGGAAGAGTAATTTCATTTAAAGGATCGTCTAATTTTTTTTCATTTATATTTATATTTTTATTCATGGAATAGCTTTTATTCCTATGAAGAAAATTTTACGAAGTTGGTTTGGTTACTTCAGTTTTTTTTGAAACTTATGAATGTTTGTTATGTTTTGTTCTGATTTGTTACTTTTGTCGTTTTGTAAAGTTGGAACATTGAATTTACATTGATCTCTAGTCATCCAGTCATCAATCCATATTCTTTTATAATAATATATCTCTGTATCTGGAGGATTTATCCAATATGGACCAATTAAATGACCTATATCTTCAGTTTGCTCTCTCATATATGCTAAAGCTCTAACCTTTATTCCATATTCAGCATATACTTCAGTTGGTTTTAGTAATTCACTTGGATTTTTAGGCACGCTTACTCTCCGCTATAGCTTGTTCACCTTCAAAAGTTTCGTTTAAATGATCATCTATCGCATTTATACGATCTATTTCTTCTTGGCTTAAATTTTCTCTAATTGTTTTAATACCGTTCTTTGTTTTTATTTCAAAATTTTTAATTCCTTCATCTGTTTTAATAGTTATATCTGGTCTAATTTTTTTATTAATTTTTTTTAAAATATCCGAATAATATAAATCTTTTATTAGTCTATTCATTTCAGACCATTTTTTTTCAGCTTCTTGATTCATTTGTTGATCTGATAATGAATATTTTAAAGTTCCATTTTCAATATCTTCTTTTATTTTTTCTTTTTCTTTTTCAAGTATATATTTTTTTAATAATAATTCTTTAAATGGACTCTTATTAAATAAATCCATTTTTCTTGCTTCACTATAATATTTATTATGATCTTTAATATAATTTTCTTTATTTTGTATTTTACCGTGATCAACTAAAGCAACTATAGGTGAAACAAATTCTGGTTCAATATTTTTAATGACGTATCGATTTTCTTTAATTATATCTTTTAGATAAGCAATGTATGAATTTGCATCATCATCATACTCGGGTTCTTGAACATCACTTAAAATTTCTGGATCTGGATTAAGAATATCTACAGTTTTATTATTTTTATTTTTTTTATAGATACCAAAAAAATATCTCCATCTAATTTGATCATCATCGGAATTTTTTAAGCGAACACCAGCAACAACTAATTGATTTTCATAAGGAATATGTTCATTAGAATTATAATAGAATGCAATTTGATTATGATAAAAAGAATTTTTTTGATCAATCCTAATAGATTTAGCATCAGGTCTATAAATTTCTCTTGGACAAAGAGCGTGTTCTTCTTTTGTAAAACCAATAATTTCACCAGGATAAACTGTACTATATGATTTTGCCGCAAGTCCTGTGCCAAAACTTTTCATTTCATGTAAATCAACAGATCCCCAGACGGGAACTTCTAATGGATTAAAAAGCAATTCACTAGGATCACATCCTAAAACTTTAGCATATTTAAAAGCTACCTCTCTTGAAATATGGAATGTATCAGATAAATGTCTAAAAAGAGTTGCTTCATCAACGCCAGCTCTTGCTGCTAATGTTGCAGCGGGAAGTTTGCTTTCAATAAGTTTTTGAGATAGCAATTCTGCTGGAGTTTTAATATTATATAAACCAGACTGTTCTTTAGGTTTATAAACTCCTAAATTAATCATTGTTTTATTTTCAGAAGGTTTATTTAAAAGATTTAATAAAGTTCTATTCCATTCAGTATTAAAATTTCTTTCATCGCTTAAACCTATTTTTGATGCAGCTCTTGCAGCTCTAGTGTAAACATCTTTTGATGAACCTTTAATAATTCTTTTATAGTTAGCATCTATAAATCCAACGTGTGGTGTGCTTTGAAAAAAAAATGGAAACACTACTTCAGCATCAATTCCATCTTCAACCATTTTCATCTCTATTTGCGGATACATATTTTGGTTGACCAAAGTTCTCATAATCTTCGGGGGTGGGGTTACTGGTAGCCAGTAGTCTTGAATTTTATCCTTTTTTATTTTGTTTTTTTGCATTTCAGGTCTTGTATAGGACTATCGCATTGACTGCAAGTGTTATTTGTGGTGAATGCATATAACATTTGACTATCTATTTTCATCATATAAAGCCAAAAACATGGTAAAACAGGTCTATTTTAACGATGTAAAGTTCAGCAAATATAGCTCTTGGCATCGTCAGCAGCACAATCTGTTGAATTTTAGCGATATTGACCAGGTTTCTTGCTGTAATGCTTGTCTTTTACCTCTGTTTCTGGTCGAAACTGTGTTTAATAATGGTCAACAATTAATCAAACCTCATAGAATTACTAAGAAATTAGCAGAAATGGCTGGAATTCCAGCTTTTATCCTCTGGTATCACACCGTTGGAGATATGATGATTAACTTTCATGTCAAAAAAATAGCTCCAGATTATCCTGGTGGATATTGTTCAGAACCTAAAAGAATAACACCAAACCAATGGCTTGAGTATTTAGAGTTTAAACAGGTGGAGCATTTTCCAAAGTGCCAGAAAAAAGAATTATTTATTAAAAAACTAAAAGAAGATCCAAGAGCCAATAGGAGGAAAGCTTATGCGCCAATTCTATATTAGCGATCCAAAGTTATTTGACCTGGATATGAATGATTTTGATTTCAGACTCTATGAGTATCTCTGCAAGAATTATGATCTAAAAAGATTAACTCCGTATGTTCGGATGATTGACTGTGCAGATCATTTTTCAAAACCTTTGCCAAAGATAAAAGAATCTTTAGAGCGGTTATCTTTAATGAACATAGATTATAAACCTTTAATCACACATAAGAACTTCACATACTTTGATATGCCAAGATACAAATATTTTCTTGAGAGTATAAAGTTTCGAAAGAATTATACCAGGATGGGATGGAACAAGTTAAAGCAGAATGTATCCAGCTATCAAAATGGTGCTTATGACGATTGAAGTTGTTTTAAGAAAAGAAATTATAAGCTTAAATAATCTAGTTTTCCTTTTATCTGAAGCTGCACGCACAGAAAGGTTTTTATCGCGTCCTAAGCCTCCTAATGCTCCAGCAATGTATGATTTATTGACTACATTACCTCAGCCTGGTGATTGGTCCTATTATGATAAAGCTTTAATGAAGATTAGAGCAACACCGAAACAAATTACACGTTGGGAGTTTTGTATAGATGCTTTATTATCAATTGATGAAGAAATTTCCAAAGATCCAATTCTAGACAGAAGTATTGTTTGGATGCGAGCCAATAGATTTAATTGGACTCAGGTTGCTAAACATTTTGGTTTTAGCAGACATTCAATCAAGAATAGATATATTAAAATCCTAACTGCCTTAATAAATAAATTTAAGAAAAACAATAATAAGTATTGCAAACTTAACAGGATTCTGTACTTAATTTGATATTCTTAAAAAAAATATAAATAAATAATCACTCCTATAAAGAAAGTTATTATCAAAGGATTGTAAATCTATCGAAGAGCAGTATAATAAGCTTTATAGCTTTAGGTATAAAACCGTTCTGGAACGGATTGATAAAGTTTATTTTCTTTTTTCTCTTTTTTTCTTTTTGCCAAAGATTTAGAAATCCTTAAACCGCTTATGACTGGAAGACCAAAGAACAAGATTCCTTGCCAAACAATTAACAAACAAAACAAACTTCCTTGCAAAGCCAAAGGAATATATTGCAAGACTACAAAGAAATATCGTTGTCGAATGCACGGAGGCTGGAGCAACGGACAGACTACATTAGAAGGAAAAATAAAAGCTTATAAAAACTTACCACAATTTAAAACCGCAAGTGACGAAGAAATTAGAACTTACATTACAAATAGAACAGGACATCATAAAGTTGTTGATGAATGGAACACCACTAACTCAGATCTGTTCTAAACCAGGAAGTCCAAGTCTGAGTAAAGTCTATGACTGGATTCAAACAAATAAAGATTTCGCAAGCAAGATATTGCTAGCTCGAAGAGTAGCAGCTCAGACATATCTTGATAAAATGATAACTGAGCTTGAAGCTGCAGACAATAAGAACATCATGGTAATAAGAGAGAAGCTTCATCATTATCGTTGGATGGCTTCGAAGCTGATAGGTATTTATGGAGACAAGCAACAGGTTAATGTGGACCAGAAGATAGAGATCTCCTGGAACTCAGATGAAGATAAGTCTTATGAGAATGAGATAAAGAAAGTGTCAGAGTTGGGTAGCTTAGATAAAGAACAAAAGGTTTCGCACACAATATGAGGTTCGAATGAGACTCATTCGCAACTGATTAATAAGTAAATGTTACCAGTAATGTTACCAAAGATTAAATAAGTAAAGCTAGTTCTAGCAGAATATGTCGTTGGAATAACGACTAACGAAATTCCTGGAGGTAAAATAAGGTTTTTTTTTAGAGGACTATACACCGAAAAAGTAGGCGCCAGGTCTATATACATTATTTACCGATAAAACATTTAAACAAACACATGAACAGACTCCTTGATTTAATTTTAAGAATTATTGAAACAACAAGCTCAACGCTAAGTTCCTGGTCCTGGAATAAAAGATGGAACAACAGAGTTAAAAGCTATGGATATAAAAAATAAAAAATTTATTAAGGATAAATTCAGGAATGTTACCGCTTTAAGCTTCACCGCTTACGGAAACGAATTAATAATTAATTTCTCAGGCTTTGAGGAAGAAGAGGATAGCAAGGAGTTTTTGGATTTCGTATTCAATAGAATAGGAATGCGAAACACATTTTCAGAAGGTCCACCAACTATTCATTAGTGAGAACAACAACTTTACAATACATTGGAAATAATAAGTTCAATGACAGAATAGAAAATGATTTCTATGCAACACCTTTAAATGCAATTGAAGCATTAATTAAATATGAAAAATTTGAAGGTAATATTTGGGAATGTGCTTGTGGCAATGGTGTTATTTCCAAAGAATTAATAAAAGCTGGATATGATGTTTATTCTTCTGATTTAATAGATAGAGATTATGGAGAAGTTAAAGATTTTTTAAAAACGGATTTAATTTTTGATAATATTATTACTAATCCACCATTTAATTTAGCAACTGAATTTACATTGCATGGATTAAATAAAATTAATTTTAAACTTGCTTTGCTTTGCAAACTTTCACATTTAGAAGGTATCCAAAGAAATAAAATAATCTTTTCAAAAAGATATTTAAAAAATGTACTTGTTTTTAGCAAGCGATTAAGTTTTGTTAAAAATGGTAAATCAGGAGGCTTAATGGCTTTTGCCTGGTTTATTTTTGATAAGAATTATAATGGATTGCCGCAAATTGATTGGATATGAAAATAAAAATTCCGTACAAGCCAAGAAAACATCAGGCGTTGGTTCACAAAGAATTAGAAAAGTATAGATACGCTGTCCTTTTATGTCATCGCAGATTTGGCAAGACAACACTTTGTTTAAATCATTTAATAAAAAAATGTTTAACAAATAAAAATTTTAATCCGAGATACCATTACATTTGTCCAACTTATAAAATGGCTAAGAGCATCGGCTGGGATTTTATAAAATATTATACCAAAGCAATTCCAGGAACAAAATTTAATGAAAGTGAGCTTCGTGTAGATTTTATAAATAATAGTAGAATTACTTTATTATCATCTGAAAATCCAGATTCCATTCGTGGAATCTATAGCGATGGAACAATAATCGATGAAACTTCTATGATAACTGAAAAGCTTGTAGACGAAGTAATTACGCCTGCGCTTAGTGATAGACGTGGTTTTATGTATATGGTGGGTACTCCTGCTGGCGTGCAGAATATTCTATACGATTATTTTTTAAAAGCTCAATCCGATGACAAATGGTTTTTATACAAAGCTAAAGCTTCGGAAACTAATATTGTAAATCAGGAAGAGCTTGATGCAGCATTGTCTGTAATGGGTGAACCTAAGTATAAGCAAGAATTTGAATGCGATTTTGCTGGAACTTCCAAAGGTAGTATTTATGCAGATCTAGTCAATGAGATGGAAGATAATAAGCAAATTGGAAAAGTTCCTTATGATCCTGGATTTTTAGTTAGTACAGCTTGGGATTTAGGTTATACAGATCAAACTGTAATTGTTTTTTTCCAGCAGATTAATCACAATATTCATATCATTGATTACTATGCCAATGAGAAGGAAGCACTTCCACACTATGTGGAGTATTTAAAAAATAAAGATTATATTTATGGAAATCACTATGCACCACACGATGTGGAACAAGTTGATTTTACATCAGGCTACAGCAGAAGAGAAGTAGCCAGCAATTTAGGAATTAGATTTAGAGTTTCACCACGACTGCCTTTAGAAGATGGCATTCATGCTGTTAAGATGATTTTACCAAGATGTAGAATAGATTCTGACAAATGCTCTGAATTACTAATAGCTCTTAGACATTATCATAGAAAATATAATGATAAGGAAAGAGTTTATAAAATAAAACCAGTTCATGATTTTAGTTCACATCCAATGGATGCGTTGAGATGTCTAGCAACTGGAATACAAGAGGAACACTTTACTAACAAGAACCGTCAGCTTGTTGCTGATGGCAACTATCAAATATTATAATTATGTCATTTATAGCAAAACTATTTTTTCCAAAGATGCCTTCTATGCCAGTCATCCAGCTACCTGAACCAAGAGACGTTCCAGATTATGAAGACGAAGCTAGAAAAAAGGAAGCTGCGGAAGATGAGAAAAGGAGAGCGTTAAAAAGAAAAGGTAGGCAATCAACAATTTTAACTTCTTCAAAAGGTTTAAATGAACTTTCTGATGAAGAATATTATCAAAAAACTTTACTAAGTTAAGGAGGTCAATATGGGTGGATTTATAAGAAAATATATAAAAAAAAAACCAAAAGCAATACAAGAGCTACGAAAAAAAGCTGTTGAAGAAGCACCATCTGGTCCAACTGCCGCTGAGTTAGAACAAAAGCGTTTTGCAAGAATTAAGCGTAGAGGCAGAAAGTCTACAAAGTTAGGCGTGGAAGATGAGGATATTTTTTTATCTATAAAAACATTACTAGGTTAATTAATGCAACAACAAGAATACAGAGCTTTATCGGCTGAGCTAAAGAATAATTTATCTCAATTAAAAGATAAACGATCTAACTGGGAAACACATTGGCAAGAAGTAGCGGATTTAATTATTCCAAGAAAATCAGATATTGTTGATCAAAAAGTTCGTGGCGATAAAAGAAATATTCAGGTTTATGATGGAACAGCAATTCATTCTTTAGAATTATTAGCAAGTTCCTTACATGGAATGTTAACTTCAAGCGCAACGAGGTGGTTTGAATTAAGATTTAAAGAAGCAGTATTAAACGAAAATGACGAAAGCAAAGAATGGTTAGAAGATGTTACAGAATTAATGTATGTAGCTTTTCAAAGATCCAACTTTCAACAGGAAATATTTGAAACTTACCATGATCTCTGTTCGTTTGGTACAGCGGCAATGTTTATTGAAGCTGATGAAAATGATATTATTAGATTCAGTTCACGTCACATCAAGGAAATTTATATTTCAGAGGATGCTAGAGGATTAGTAAATTGTATTTATCGAAGATTTAAACTAAGTGCAAAAGCAGCAATTGATAAATTTGGTTTTGAAAACGTCAGCAGACAATTACAGAATTTAAGTAAAAAGAATCCATTTGATGAAGTTGATCTTTGTCACATTGTTAAACCAAGAGATGTTTATGATCCTAAGAAAAAGGACCAAAAGAATATGCCTTTTGTTTCTATTTATATGGAAATGGAAAATGAGCATTTAATTTCAATTTCTGGATTTAATGAATTTCCTTATGTAGTGCCAAGATATTTAAAAGCATCAAACGAAATCTATGGTCGTAGTCCAGCAATGTCAGCACTTCCTGATGTTAAGGTGCTTCAAAAAATGGTGGAGGTTTCTTTAAAGGCAGCTCAAAAAAGTGTAGATCCTCCTTTAATTGTACCAGATGATAGCTCTCATTTACCAATAAGAACAAGTCCTGGCAGTTTAATATATACGAGATCTGGAAGCAGAGACGAAATAAAACCTTTGCAAATAGGTGCAAACGCCAATTTAGGTTTTAATATGGAAGAGCAAAGAAGAAAAGCTATTTCACAAACCTTTCATGTTGATCAACTGTTAGTTACAGAAAATAGAAATATGACAGCAACGGAAGTTGCTCAAAGAGCGGAGGAGAAGGCTAGAATACTTGGTCCAACTTTAGGAAGGCTCCAAGTAGAGTTATTAAATCCTACAATTATTAGAGTATTTAATATTATGCTTAGAAATAACTTATTTAAAGCAGCTCCT